CAAACTAACTTTTTTCTTAATAATAATTTCGGCCATTCTATTTACTCCTTAATTTTTTACATTCTTTATAAAGCTCTACAAGCCTTTGTGCTAAGTCTGGTCTAGTTTTTGATATAAACCCTACATTAAAAGCAAAACAGTCTAGATTAGCACCATACGCCGTACTAGAGACAGACGTAGGCAAGTCCTCATAGACTGATATTTTTGTAACCGTTCCACGTTGCATAACAACGCTCCTTTCTAATTTATATTCTAAGCGTAGGTTGTCTGTGTATTTACTAGCGTAGCAGTAGAGATGATATCTAGTGCGTTGGCTGCGTCATAGTTGCATTTAAAGTTGACGGATTGTTTAGCGATGTCATTCAAGCTGTAGTCAGGTTCCCATTCGCTAAAGTCTACTCTAGGGAATTGCAAGGTTAAGATAGAACTTGTGCCACCGTTTAATTTAATTTCCATAGCACGGTATGTTCCGTTTAGCATATAGTCTCGGTAAGTATCAGATTCAAGGTTTAGCTCTAGCGTACCCTCAACACTAATCTGTTGGTTTAACACATCTTCTGGCTCTACTGTTCCCATAACTGAGTCGAACATAGTGTTCTTGTTAATCGTAAACTCTAGGTTCTTTAAGGATATAGGAGTAGCTGCCGCTAAATCTCCTACTACTGCCGCTAATTTTACGCTTAGGTGTTGATGTAGGAACTTAGCACCGAGTGATGTGAATACCGGAGTAATGCTTGTCCACTCATCAGCAGTCTTAGACTTGAACCCGATTGTGTAATTGACTATTCCGCTAGGCTCTACGCTTACTTGAAAGCTATCAACCATTCCTAGCTTGTACATATCACTTCGGTCTGGATCGCTCCAGTATAAAGATACGCTCTGGTGTTGGTTAGTGTTCTGCAAAGTATATGTATGTGTGTATGGGTTAGAACCTGAACTTGATGGTACAGCTCCTAGAACTCCTGCTAGGATTACTCCCAACGCTTTATCATATAACTGTGCTTCAACTTCACCCTCTCCAAACTTCATAACTACGAACTTGGAATCGCCATCAGCGATCTTTCCCATGCCCTGTTCTTCTCTGGCTTCTTCAACAGTATCTTTAAAACTCATAGTAGCAAACGGCACCCAGAAGTAGTCTGAAGAAGAAGTAGGTGGTACTCCTCTTGAATCTTCTATTGCTAGTGCAAGGCTTCCTCTACGTCCTGCAAACTTTGTCATCTTTGTTTCTCCTTATACAACCGTTACTTCGGTATATACCCTTAATGTTACTTGTGCCGCTTTAGCTATACCGCCCTCGTATTGATAACGCCCCCAGATACAATCTGCTGCGTTTACGAACAATACGGTTGTGTCGTTTGGCAAGCTATCTAGCTCAAAGTCAGTATCTACTGCGTTTATTATTTCGTCAATAACCTCGCCTACAACTCTTTCGGTGTAGTCTAGCCGTTCATATTCAGTATCAGCTACAAAGTTTTGCCCCTCAGAGAATAGGACTACTACTGAGTAAGCATATACTCTTGAGTTCTCGGCATTGGAACTAAACTCGCCCTCAAGATCAGTAGCCGTCACAAACACACATGGCCAGCCTTTAGGGTTAGGAACTTCAGCCGGATATACCTTTTGCACAGACTCCAAGTTATCTATCTTAGATATAATCTGTTGTTTAATCTGGCTCATGGCCGAATATATACTCATACTGATTTCCCTATACTATCTAATGTATCTTGAACGGCTTTTTCAAACTCGGTATCAGTAAAGCTCTGCGTTATCTCAACTGCATTGGCTAAGAATGGTCTAGCTGGCATAAACTTCGTACCATCGTGAACGAACGCAGCGTAGTTAGCGGTTGGTTGGACACTTGCACGAAGCGGTGTTTCAAAAGCTGTAGTATGTGATCGCCTCAAAAACCCTGTTTGTACAGGTGTTATTTTCATAGACTCACTCTGAACCTTTAGTGCTACTCGTCTAATAGCCCCTGATAAGTTCTTAGTCATTAAATATGGTGCACGATTAAACGCACTTTTAATTTGAGCGATGTTTTTAATCTCTATGTTTATATTCATATTTGACCGTCCTGACTAACTAACGTAAGTTCTTTGTGGTCTTGCAAGTTAGCACCTGAGTATTCTATTACTCCCTTAACTGAGTAGACCTTATCGGTATCAATAACGTGGACTTCGTCACCCTCTCGGATATCTACAGAAGTATCTACAAACGCAGTCCAGACAGTACCATACCTCGAACCGTCCATTCCTACACGTTCTGGGTTGCCCTCTGGCTGTATATCAGCATTATAGGCAGTTAGTGTCGCTGACATAGAATAACGGTTTGTAGCCCCTATACGTCTCTTACGGAAGATTTCTATGCTTGAGGTTGGGAAGTACATTGTCATAATGAATCGCTTAGGTTGTACTGTTTATAACGTGCTAGAACGTCATCAACTCCTAGTTGGTCTATTAATGAATCGCCAGAGCCACTAGTACCAGCTTGGAAGTATTCAATAGACCGTTGCCCCTCTTGTTTCTTCTTAACCGCAGTACCCGAAGCAGAGTTTTCTACATAATAACAAGCTAAAGTTACGCAAGCTTCTGCAAGGTCAGCCGGAATAGTAGTGTACCCTGCGGTATAGGTTACCCTGTATCTGTTCCAGCCAGAGTTCGATCTAGTAACAAGCTCAATAACTCCTGCGTTCAAATCTTTATAATATAGTTCGCTCTCAACGTCATCGAAACTTCCATCAGATAATGTAGAGTCACGCCTTTGAAACGATGTTATCGCTGTTACAGGTCGCATTCTTAGCACTATAGTAGAATTATTAGTACCATCATATTCTTCGTTAGTATAAGTAGTCAGGGCAAAGTGATGGTCACGAGATAGTGAGCAATAGCTTTCAATATATAAAGTAGCCTGATTTATCTTGCGAATGATCAGGTTGTCTTTGCTAGTATCTCCAGCATCAATGCCTAGAGATTCTTTAACATCATTTACGTTTGTTAGAGCGTAGCTTAGTAGCGTTGCCATTGCTTGTCCTATAATCTGTTGCAATCATGTCTTTAGTCTTCTCTCCATAGCCACCATCTATAAGATCATGGGCTATGTTAGGAGTAACGTAGACAGTCTCGCCAACATTATATTTTTTGTGTGGTTTTATAATCTTTATTCTAATCATATATTCCTAGTGCTGGCTGTGGGCTTACCACTCAAGTATGCCAGCAATACTTTGCACGATTTTAGTTCGTGTCTAACAAGCTTAAACTGTGCCTAGACCTTGCACTTCAACAATACCGTTGGTTAATGCAAGTTCACCATCTACACGAGATTCAACACGGACATAAGTCAGGTTGTTCTCGAACGCTGAAGTTCCGTCTACAGATGCCTCTGTTGAAACATCAACAGTAACACCTTGTCGGTCAGCTATGTAGTAGTCACGGAAGTCACCAATGAACGCTTTACCATCTGCAAGATCGTTCTGTTCGTAAATAGGACGGCCTCGAAGTACTGGTGTTGGGCTATTCGCCAAACCTGTTAATAGGTATTGGTTATTGCTATCTTTTAGGGTAGCAATTTTAGCCCAAGTGTTCTTGTTAGCAACAACAACAGCATTACCTCTGTAACCTTGCGGTAGTTTGTACAAAGCCTGAATTAAAGTATCAGCCCTTGAAACATCTGTCGCATTAGCGGTTAGAGTTGTAAATGAGTAGTTGTCGATACCAGTTGGTTTGCCTGAACCGTTACCAGTCCAGAAAGCTTTATCTTCTTCTTCAGCAAGAGCTGTACCCATAAGGCCAGCAATCATGCTTACGATAGAACCACCTGTACCTAGACTTGCATCAGCAACCAATTCGTTTGAAAGGGGTACGATAGATGCGAGTGAGTAAGGTGTCAAGACGATCTCGCCAAATGTAGCAGTAGATGTTTGTTTAACTGCTGCTTCTGAACGCCAGAAAGTCTTAGGACGGCTCGCTAGAGTTGGTAGGTGGAATGTGTCAGTAGATACAGGTATAACTGTAGCTAGCTGTCGCATAATAGTAGCATCTCGTCTATCTTCCACGATCATATTAGCAAACTCTTCCGGTACAAGGTATCCACCATTAGCTGCTGTACCCTCTGTAAGGATTTGTAGCTTCTGTCGGTCTTGTCGGATTAGTGCTTCTACGAAGTGAATAGACTTTTTGCTGACCATTGTGTTTTTCTTTCCACGTTGCTTACGGTCTGCAACTTCAACTGTAACTTCTTCTAGTTTTTTAACAGAAACAGTACCCATTTCAGCATCGACAATAGTCTTGTCTGTGCCAGTCTGAGTAACTTTTACTTCTGGAGTTTCGCTAAGTTTGCTGATCATTGCTTCCATACGATTAAGTTTTTCGTCAACT